ATTTAATTTTATCTATTTCTATTTGTTTATTGTCAGTATTTGCCTTTGTATTTGCCTTTGTATTTGCCTCTGAAACATTTATTTCAATATCCATTAAAATAACATTTGAAACAATAATTTATCTTTAAACTTATTTATATATTCTTTGTAAATTTCAAATTAAAAAAATTAATTCAATATAATATAAGTATTACAATATGCCATCTTTTAAGCCAAAAACTGCAAAAAAAATAAAGATTTGTAAAAGGTATTCAACCACATTGGATGGAAAGCATAAGGAGTTTATGAATGATTTTTCGAAAGATGAATGTGATACAATACCTAAATTAAAAGAAGAAAGATATTATTTAAAACAACAATTAGAAAAAGATAATGATATTAAAATTTCTATTGAAAAAATAATGGAGATTAAAGACCGGCTTAGGGAAATTAATGAAACTATCAAGGATTTAAAGGAAAAGAAAAATAATTATTTCCTCGATAACTCAAAATATATTTTTGAATACTTTGAAAATAAAAAGAATATTGATAATGCTGAAATAAATGACACTAACAATAGTAATAATACTAACAATAATAACAACAATAATAACAATAATAATAATAATAATAACAATAACACATCTAAAAGTCAAATGTTATTCAATTTCTTTAAAATTCAACGTGTTGAACAAGAACAAAACGGCAGTGAAAATAAAAATAAAAACATTGTTCAAAAATATTTATGTAATATTGATGAATCATTTCTTGACATGAATTCATTTATAAGAGTTACTGATATTTGTCAGAGTTGTTTTAAGGGCGAATTAATACCACTTGATGACGAAGGCGTTTTGATTTGCAATGAATGTGCTGTTAGTATTCCTTATCTAATTGAAAATGAAAAACCCTCGTATAAAGAACCTCCCAAAGAAGTATGCTTCTATGCATATAAAAAAATTAATCATTTTAAGGAAATTTTGGCTCAATTTCAAGGCAAAGAAACCACTCAAATTCCCGATGATGTTGTTGAACAAATACAACAACAAATCAAAAAAGAACGCATTAATTTGGAACAACTAACACATTACAAAACTAAGGAAATCCTTAAAAAACTTGGATTTAATAAATATTATGAGCATATAGCATTTATTAAAAATAAGTTGGGCATTAAACCTCCCGTGTTTAGCCCCGAATTGGAGGAAATTTTATGCAATTTGTTTATGGAGATTCAATCACCATATGCAAAGACTTGCCCTGATTATCGTGTCAACTTTTTAAATTATTATTATGTTCTTTATAAGTTTTGTGAATTGCTTGGTGAAGAACATTTCTTAGAAGATATACCTATGTTAAAAGATAGAGAGAAACTCATTGAGCAAGATGAAACATGGAAGAAAATGTGTGTTGAATTAGATTGGGAATTTATTGCAACTATTTAATAAATTTATTTTGGTCTTATTGTTTTTCCCAACTTTCCATATCCAGGACCCTTGGTATAAGATAAAGGATGACGATTATCACCATGTCTCCGGGTCTTTGCTAGGTTTCCATATCCAGGCCCTTTAGTAACATCTAGAGGATTACGATTGTCACCATGTCTTCGGGTTTTTGCCATTGGGTTAGACCTAGAGCCAGATGAACCGGAAGAACCAGATGAGGATCTAGACCTAGATTTGGACCTTGACCTAGATTTTGACTTTGGTGATTTTGACCTTGACCTTGATTTTGAACTGGGAGAAACTGCTAAATCGGCTAATGTTAGTTTACCTTTATCCATAATATATTATATTGAGAATATTATATATTATTTAATTATTTATTTGTTTGGTTTTTAGATACTATTTCATATGCGCAAAACCTTTTTGGCTCTACCTTTCATAAGCGCAGCGGAAAAAGGTAGTATTTAGAGTCCGCCGGGGAAACCAACCAAGTTGGCACCAATACCAAATCCGGCGCCCGTGCGCGCCGACACACCCATACTAGGAATATATGTGTCCAAAATGGCAAACGTGGCAGCGGCAGTTAGAGCAAGCAATATAATCTCCTCCATATTCAAAGACTTCTTGGGAATGGCAAAGGCTGCAATTGCAACCATTAAACCCTCTATCAAGTACTTAACAATTCTCTTAACTAGTTCAGCAACATTAAACATGGCCATTCTTATATAAATTAAAAAGAAAAAAATAATAATTTAATAAATTAAAACTTAAAACGAAGAACTAAATTAATATATAATGAGTGGAAAGTCAAAATCGAATGTTGCCAAAAAACTGGCTTTTGAACGAAAGTTGCGAAAAGATGGTTCAGAGAATCCTAAATATGTTGACTTATTGGAACTTGACAAGCCAATTGCTGGACAACAATTTGGTTGTTTTTCTTTTATTACCCCTGAGAAAATTTTAAAGCAAAGAGAGATGTTTTTATTCGAAGAATTCCTAAAGAAATGGGAATTTTCTAAATCTATGGAGAAGTTTCATCAATTTATTAATTTCATGTCATTCAAATACAAGTTAAATTTTGAGGACGTGATGAAAGATTACGAAGGATTTGTTAAGGAGGAAAGAGAGAATATTATTAGTTCTTCGATTGAGGATGATTACAAAACATTTTTGGATAAGAATGAGGATGAACTCGAGAAGCAGTTTAATATTAAAAATAACTTTCAGACCTCTGTTAGAGGTTTCAAGTCCAGAGGCAATTTTGCAACACAAGAGGAGGCCGAGATGCGTGCCAAATTGTTGCGAGAGACTGACCCCAGTTTTGACGTATTTGTCGGCCCCGTGGGTCAGTGGTTGTGTTGGGACCCTGAGGCTTACAAGACTGGACGTGTCGAGTATATGGAGGAGGAACTCAATCAGTTGGCGCAGGAGAAGCAGAAGAATGAGTCTGTTGCCAAAAATGCATTTGAGCAGCGCGTCAAGGAGACAAAACAGAAGGCCATTGATGATAATAAGAAGAATGCTGAGAAGCATGGCAGCACCATTACTCAAGATATTGATAATGATGGCAATCTAATTGGTGTTGAGGATGCCAAGTTTTCCAAGACTGATGCTATTTCTGCGGCTGATATTCGAAGCGAGTTGTTTGATGGGGATAATATTGTTATTGGCCAAAGTGATTATGGTAGGTCTGAATTGATTAGCGGACCCTTTGCTGTAAAAAAGGAGGAGGATAGCATGGAACGAGTTGATTAAATTCGTGGTATGTTATTTAGGAGTCTAATTACAATATAAAAATAGAATTATTTTTTATATTATATTATTTTAAATGAGTTACTACTATAATTATGAAAATACAAATGCAAATGTAGAAAATACGAATACGAATACGAATACGAACACTAATGCAACAACTAATACTACTTCAAATGCAACTAATACTACTGCAAATGCAACAACTACTAACACTAATACTAATACTAAAACCAATGCAAAGCCAAGAATATATGAGGATTTTTTGATTTTTGGAAATTTCTTTGGTCTAGTCCCTGAAGCATATGTCAAATACTTTAATTTGTTTGCAATCCAAATTTGTTGCACACTTATTTTTGCTGGCATTTATTATGCATTACTATGTAATTTTGATAAGTATTTTTTTATACAAGAAGGATTTCCAAAGAAACAATTTTTAGATAATAAATTGGGGATTGCTTTAATCATGTCAATTAATTTTCAGACAACTACGGCTTATGTAGATATTAAATGTAAGACTTTTCTAGCTAGGTCACTTTTTTCATTACAAATAGTGTGTGCGTTTGCGATTGCATTTTTATTCTTTTTGTAAGGGTTTATTTAATAGTCCTAATATTTTTATAAGCGATTTCAGCGCCTAACATAAAAAATAAAATATCAGTTATAGAATCAATTAAACTATCAGCTCCTCTCATTTTTATTCCTATGACACCACAAGCGCCCTCAAATAATTCCCATATAAAACTAATTAAAAAGGCCGTTATAACAAATCGGTCAGGTTTCCATTTAAGATATAAATAAAGATACCCAAAAAATAAACCACTAAATAAATGAGTTATTGTCCATCCGTCTATATAAAAAATATAATCATTACTATTGTTAACAAAAGGTCTAAATAATTTGATATACGCGTATTTGGGAAAAAGACCACCATTTGCTATATTTTTTGTTACTAAACCATCATTATTAATATTATCAGTGTTATTCATATAATTATTTAATAATATAAATTATTACATAATCAAATATTTTATTACCACTTGGTCTTTTTAACCGCAATTTTTGGTCCCTGACCACGTTTCTTCACATTATTTGGGTCATATTGTTCATCTTCATCTTCATCATTGATTGATTTGGATAATTCCCAGAACTCTTTTGACCCCAATCTGAAGTCATTGTGTGCGTCGGCTTTATACCAGAACACTTGGTCTTGTAATTTGTTGGACTTGGCGTTGTTATTTATCACCAAACATTCATAATTCTCAGTGCATTGGTCCATCACTTGGCAAAATGACTCCAATGTGGGAAACATGCCTGCATAATTCTCGTAAATTCGCTTCCTATTGGCAATATACGGCTCTCTTAAAATAAAAACATAATCTATATTGGTTCTCAGTGTCGGCGGAATGCCCAACGGATATTGCATTGTGATGATTAACATGACCTTCCAATGTCTACCATTCATAAATAAAAGTCGCATCATCTTATCACGCGCCCATGTGTTGTCATATAAGCAATCATCTAAAATCACAAAGGTTCGAGGGTCAATCGTTGAGCGTTTAAATTGCTCCATTTCCTTCTTAATCTGTTTCAAAACCTGCCGCTGGCGTTTCAATATGTTTTCAATAATTGCAGTATTATATTCATTATGAATGAATAATTTGGGAACTAGAGCTCCATAAAATCCGTTACCTTCTTCTGTACCAGATATAACTGTGCCAATCGGAATACTTTGTTGATAATATAATAAATCTCTTACCAAAAATGATTTACCAGTATCACGACGACCAATTAAAACAACTACGGGACCCTTTGATTCATTTGGCTTGAAACTGATACTCTTCATATCAAAACGTCTTAAATCTAAATTCATTATATTTATATTCTTATAAAAGAATTATTTTGTTCAACGCAATAACTAAATAATTTGCATATTTGTATTTTAATTATTTCTCCTATATTTTCAAATTATTCCTATTTTGTTAGTTGTTTAGGAAAAAATGAGTTAAATATTATTAATATTTATATTTTTATTTGCTAATGACAACAACCATGTTTAGTGTTAATTATCAAAAGAGAAAGAATATTAATCTCTTTAACAAGTTTCAAACTAACAAACGAATTAACCTGTCAAATGTGCAGAACTACATTCCCATTTATGACCGATTTTTCTCATTAAATAACACCAATTGTAACGCAATCAATCTTAACCATTTATGGTCTGTATCTGATGTGAAAGACAAGGATAATGAGAAATCAGATAATATATTTACATGCAAATTAAAGAATATTTCTGATATTGAGGACTTCACAATGACACAAAAAGTATTCTTCAAGATGGCTCCATTATTAGACCCATTCAAATATATAGTTGGCAAATACAATTACAATGACCAGACACTTTTCAATCTACCATCATTTGATAAGTCCATAAATACTCACCCTAAACTCGAAGATACTAACAACTCTTCATATATTGACGGCTTCTTTTGTTATCTAACTAGTCAATTGTTAAATAGTCACGAATTCATTCATGGCGTTGATTATTATGGCTCTTTTTTAGCCATCAAAAATAATTATAAAGTTAATATAATTGATGATTTGGATTATTTAATTAAATCGGAATTCTTTATCAAAAAACAAAATATTCTATTTAATGTTGAAGATTATAATCATTTAATCACTAATGATGATGATGTGAAAATATTGAAACCATTAAATATTTCTAATGGGTCGCAAAAATCTTTACTATCTGCTAAATCCATTGATGAAACCATTTTTGAGAATATTTTTACTCAAGAATCTTTTGCTCAAGATAACAATGTTTGCTTAAATGCTAGTGATGGAAATCATATCACATTGGCTGATGTAAAAAATATGAATGTTGAATTAGTGGATATAATGAATTCCAATCAATTTAATATTATTGAACAAAAGAAATCCGAAACACTTAAATCTGGTTCTACTTGTTCTTCAAGAACATCTCATACAAATGAAAATGATATAATAGATGATTGCGATGAGTGTGATAAGGTTGCAATCAATTCAGGGTCCGGTTCAGATAATGAATGTAATAATGAATGTAATAATGAAATTGTCGACCTTTATGCTGATACAAATGATGCAAATACAAATGATGCAAATATAAATGATGCAAATGATATTGATATTAATAATAGTGATAATTCCAGTGATTATTCTGACATTGAAGAAGAAACATTATTTGCAACATTCCCAAAATTCCCAGTGCAAGTTATTTGCATGGAAAATTGCGAGAGCACATTTGACGATTTAATTATGAATAATGATTTATCACACGACGAATGGTTTTCAGCTTTAATGCAAATAATTATGATACTAATTACTTATCAAAAGACATTTTCATTTACTCACAATGACCTTCATACTAATAACATAATGTATGTTTCAACTAACAAAAAATACATAAATTATTGCTACAAAAAGAAATATTACAAGGTTCCAACTTTTGGAAAAATATTCAAAATAATAGATTTTGGACGTGCCATTTATAAATTGGGTGGTAAAACATTTTGTAGTGATAGTTTTCAATTAGGGGGTGATGCGGCAACACAATACAATACTGAACCATATTTTAATGACAAGAAACCGCGTTTAGAACCTAATTTCAGTTTTGATTTATGCCGTTTAGCATGTTCTATTTTTGATTACATTGTAGATGATGTTGATGATATAAAGAATTTAACAAGTTTACAAAATGAATGTGAACCAATTGTTAAGTTAATTGTAGAATGGTGTATTGATGATAATGGAATTAATGTTCTTTACAAAAATAATGGTGTCGAACGTTATCCAGACTTCAAGTTGTATAAAATGATTTCAAGATGCGTTCATAATCATACACCAGTGGCGCAACTTGAACGACCAGAGTTTAGTAAATTTGTTTGTCAAAAGAATAGTTTAGCAAAGGGTGAACAAATTATAAACATTGACGATTTACCATCATATATTTCATAAATATTTAATAAATTCAAGACTTTAATGCAAATTATTTTATTTACAAATTAAATTAATACAATGTTTAATTATACCAATTTATCTAATATATAATATATATTATATTATATTATAAATGAGTTATGGATTTATAATTACAAGACATGTTAATTCACGCCAAACTAATGAATATTGGAATCATTGTGTAAAGCTTATTAGAACACACTATCCTTTAAGAAAAATTATTATTATTGATGATAATAGCAATTATAAATTTGTTAAATCTTATCATGAATATAAAAATATTAAAATAATACAATCTGAATATCCCGGCAGAGGTGAACTTTTACCTTATGTATATTTTTTGAAAAATAAATGGTTTGAAAATGCAGTTATTGTGCATGATAGTTTATTTTTTCATAAACATATTCCATTTGAAACTTTTAATTTTCCTGTAATTCCATTATGGCATCATCCATATGATAAAGAACATCTTAATAATTTATTACGCATATCAAGTTTCTTAAAAAATAATAATTATGTCAAACAAGAACTAATGGGGAATGAAATAAATATATTAGGAATTACTATCAAAAAACAATTAAACTTATGTTTTGGAGGTCAATGTTACATAAATCATAATTTTTTACTTTTGTTAGAAAAAAAATATAATTTAAGCAATTTAGTAAATGTCATAAAATGTAGAAGAGATAGATGTGGTTTAGAAAGAATATTGGGAATATTATTTAACATTGAATATAACAACTTAATGCAAGTTAAATCTTTATGTGGAGAAATTTTCCTTCATTATAAGTCATTTAAATATAATTATACTAATTATATTAGTGATTTTAATAAAGGAAAGGTTCCTGGAGTAATTACAAAGGTTTGGACAGGCAGGTAATAATTTAATAAGATAGATTTTAATTTATTAA